AACCTCACCAGTTCCTTGAACTGTATTTACTCTTATTGCACCAAAAGTTGAAATTCCGACACTCATTCCCAAGTCAGAAGTATTACCTACTCCAAGAACGGTGTTTAGACTGACGGAACCACCACCTCCACCAGTTGTTCCAATTCCAACTCCACCAGGAGTGGAGCCATCTGATAGTTTGAGGGCAGGAATACTTGGGTCAAAAAATATTTCACCAGCATCACCGACAAATGTTGCTGGGTCAGTTCCACCAAGTTTGTCAAGAAATAGCCTGTAAGTAGTGTTGGTTGATAAAGACATTTCTTATAATACTTTTTAGTTATTTATAAATTTCACCCACACCACCCTCCAGTGTGGGTATGAGAGACTGTGTTTAACCTCCCTATAGGTCTCGGTTAACGGGAGTTACAAAGATTAAAGAACTGTAACATTCCTTAACCTGTTGATGTATTTATCATATCAGATCTTCACTGATCTGTCAAGCACTAGGTAATATTGGCCACTGAATACATCAAAGTAGAACCATTATAATGTTTTATATATCCATCCGTACCTTTAAACTGACATAGATCTTTTTACTTTTAATTCAAATACCCAAGTTCTCCAGTTTCCAAAAAATGTATGCGAAACATTTGAAGAAGAAAATGAAGTAAGTCCACCAGTTAAAATGGGAGAAATGTTCTTTCTGCTAAAATGAAATACTTCTCTTGAATAAGTATTTGCCGCAAAATATCTAGTCAAACCTGTTGGGGGATTATCAATACCACTTGTACTACTACCCAAAGAATGAGCACCAAAAGCACAAATTACAGAAGTTCCATTTGTATTTTGTGGTGTTAATGCTGGGTAATTGATTGAATTACTTGATGCGGCAGAATTTCCTGAAACAGCACCAAAACCAGCAACATTTCTAACAGGAATTGCCCACACTCGGGTAGCATTAACCCAAGTTCCAGAAGTATGACCTTCTCTTGTTGCAAAAGCATATGCTAAGACACTGGAAGTATTATTGCCACCAGCACTCCCAGCAACAGTCCAGGTTGGTGTGGTTGCTGTTGCAGCAGGCACACCGGGGGGAGTGTTATTAGCATTTCTAAATGCAAAAATTATAATTAAATCACCGGGTCTATGTGCAGGAATAGTTACTGATGTTCCTGTAGATGTTGATCCACCTAAAAATTGTATTGCCATAATACTTAGAAAACTAGCGTAGTATGTAAAAATGTTGGAGCACCAGAAAATGCAGATGTAGTAATCCAAACAAAATTGTTATCCGGAACAGTTGCATTATTAAAGGAGGTTGTTTCGACACCAGTAGTTGTACTACCAACAGAAATTCCACCAGTAACTACTTCTGTGCCCGATTCACTAATATCAGTACCATATCTTATGGAGAAAGTGACACCACTGCCCACCGCAGAAGTTCCAATTACAGATTGTATTTTGGTAAATGTGATTGAAGTTGGTGAGAAAAACATTGGGATTTTCTCAGCAGATCCTGGATTATCAATAGTTATTGATTTGAACTGAGTTGTTATACCCGATCCACCACCTCCACCTTCTATATTTATCGTACCAATACCAGAAGAAACAGTGACCGTAGAAATACCAGGGCCTCTAAAGTCAAATAAAGTAACTCCAGTTCCTACTGTCCCTCCTGCTGTTGCGATTTCAACTCCAGAAAATAAAGTTCCGGAAGATGTGGTAACAATACCAGAAACTAATACATCACCAATCACATGAAGTTTTGATGTTGGAACTGTGGTCCCTATTCCAATATTATCTGTAGTCGTATCAACATACAGATTTGGTTCACTTGCTAAATTGGCAGTATATCTGGTTCTATTTGCCATTATGAGTTTTTAGGTATTTATAGAAGGCCACTCAGGCATTGCTGGTGGATTTACGACTTGCTCCGTTCCAATACCAGTTACAGAAGATTCATAAAGTCCTTTGAGTTCATCAACTGTTGTGACATTAGAAATCAAAGTTTCTCTTTCTTCTGATACTTCAATTACAGCAGCACGATAGGATGCAATTCCAACAGGAACATCAATATTTCTTTCAAACTTTCTTACAATATACCAATCAGTAGGAGAAAGAAGACTATTTGCTGTTTCTTTTGTTTGCTGAATATGAAGTGTTTTAAGACCTGTTTGGGTATATGATTCTCCCTCTTTAGGTGTCACTACTTCATCTTCAAGTTGTTTTGGAATTAGATTTCCATCTTGGTCATATCCCCAATAATATCTCTGGTCCCAAATAGGAGGGTCTGCTTCTTCAGTAATACCAATTGCTGCTCTTTGTTCTGGAGTAGCTAATCTTAACCAGTTTCTGGGATATTGAGTACCGTCTGGAGCAGTAAATGCTCTATCAAGTGCTAATGGTTTTCCTGCGAGTATAAACATTTCTTTGAGGTTTATGAGTATTTATGAGTGTTTATTGATTATCGTGCGCGGGCGTATTGGAAGGGCGATTCGGCGAAGGCGGCGTATATGTAAGTACTACCGGAAATGTTCATCCCAAAGGCTGAACCGCTTCTTGCTTTGAAGCCGTTAGATAGAAAATCAGTATTTGAGTTTGTATCAACGCCCTCAGCATTGGCAGCGTTTGGCTGGAGAATGAGATTAGACACGTTATAGGAGCTGCGGTTTGCATCAAGAATTACCCAACTGCCGCTACCTGTTGTATTCTTAATAAGAATCCACCTCGGCCTAAATCCGGTATAAACAAACGGACCATCCGCACTGCCGTTGCCCGTGTAGCTGCCAAAAGAAGAGTACCCGGCTACTGGGGCGAAGCAGTAGGCGACGTAGGTCGTAGTGTCGTTAGTTGGGTAATTTCCGCTCCCACCATCCGCACCAAGCGTAAGGACCGATGACCCAGGAGTTGTGTTGTTCCAATCGCCTGAAAACGTATCTGCTGCTGCCGTGCTATTCAGAAGCAGGTACTTTGTGTTACCCACAGAGGCATGATAAGTACGCCATCCAAAGCCTGTAACAGCCCTACTTTTTATGAATATCAATTGTGGCGCTACGCCAAGACCGTGGCCAACTGTTGCGCCTGCTGTGCGGTTCCCTGTATAAGTAACAATCGAGAACCCCGCACTGGGATTAGCCCTCACACTAGAAGTGATGGAGCCATCTTCGTTGGGGGCGGTGGTGTCTCCGGCGTCCCAGGTCCAGGCGACGTAGGTGACGCCAGACTTATTGACGTAATCACTATCGACACTACCAGCGGTGACACTGAAGCCCGCAGAATCAAACGAAGACAAATAGCCGTACTGGTTGGTGTTACCGCCACCCTCTGCCGTGGTGTTTGACGAATCAAGCTGCTTTAGTGAACCAGCGCCGCGAACAATGTCGTAAAGCTGGTGGCCAACGCTATACGCTTGGTTTCTTTGCTTGATCCACACAAAATCGGGACTCATGTTTAAGCCCGTGAGACTTCTGTTGCCACCTGTGCCCGACCACAGCAGCACATCCATCACCGTGGACGGGTCTTCAATCGTCGGGGCGGGCAGGTTTGCCGTGCAGAGCGCCTTGAAGCCGCTGGGGGCGGTGTAGGCGAAGGGGCGTTGGCCGAAGTTGGCAGTATGACTATTGGCATTGCTTAAATTATTGCCGTTGCCACTTAATGTGGGTATATAATCAGCGTTATCTAACGTAATAGCATTTCCATAAGCTGCGCCGTTTCTATAGATTTGCAGAGAAAGGGTGTCTGCATCATACGCAACGCCGTACACATCTCCAGCGGTCGCATTTTTTAACAATTCAACTAGCACACTGTTTTTCCATATTCCTCCGTCATTTGCCACTCCATTCTCAACGTTTACTCCACTCCACGTGGAAGTCCCGACTTTTGCTACACCAATAGCGCCTCCATTGACGAATCCAGAAACACTGAAAATGCTGTTTACTGTTACCTCAAAATACCATTTGCCAGACCGAGGAATTGCAACAGTTCCAAAAGATCGCGCATTGGCTAGCTTGGCGTCAAGATTTCCATTGCTTAATTCAGCCCCATTGGCAGTGATGACGCTCAGCGGATTCCAAGTGCAGTAATTCCCCCTCACCTCACCACCAACACCCGTATCCGTCTCGGTGCCATTAGTGGGAACGTCTACGAGGGAGTCGTTGCCTGCACCAGCGGTAACGCTGATGTTGTTGACAGTCCACGTGTTGCCGTTGCCAGAAGAGTCCGTCCCTAATGCGGCGGCGGTGCTGTTATCAGCGAAATCAAGGTGGAATCCGTTTGTACCGTAGGAACCACCGCTGAAGGCTTTCGGTTGCCAGATGCCGTTGTCGTCGAACTCACCAAAGCTGGTGGGGTCTAACGCTTGGCCGTCGATGAAGTGGATGTCGGCGAGGTAGCCAGAGAAATAGTAAGCAGCCTGAGCGCCCCAACGTCCGATAGATGTAGCGCTAGTATTGTTTGTATAACCGTCGTAATTTTGCGTCGGGTCGGTATTTGTTGAAAAGGTAGTAACACGAGATCCGTTCACATAGAAGCGCACCCTGTCTGCCGCTGTTCCGTTGGTCGTGTCGTAAGAGACAACAATGTGATACCAAGCGGAAACGTCCCGGAATACTTGTGTTGTAATCTTCTGCCAAACAGCAGTATTAGTCCAGTCCGCAATACGAATAGTATCCGTATTCTCGAGGCGCAGCATAAAGCCGTTTTCTGCGCTGGAGTTGCCATTTCCCCAAATGTACTGATAAGTGCCCAGCCCACTCCGCTTCACCCACCCCGCCCAGGTCCACGTCTTCCTATTTCCAGCGGATGATGGCGTCCGAGACAAGTAGGCACTGTCACTACTGTTGAAACGCACGCTGCGTTCGATGGCGTATCCTTCTGCTTCTGCTGCTACAGCACCTGTTCCAAGAAGTCCAACAGGTAAAAGTTCGTTAGGTAAACTCATAATGTTCCAATTCCAATCAATGAGTTAGCAACAATACTAGTAGAAGATCTCACAAAATATGTAATACAATCAAGAGCACCAGCGCCAGTACTTAATGTAGGTACTGTTGAACTTGGAAAATCCCAGTGTGATCCAAAACCAACTGTATGACTTCCTGTGCTCTGCAAAATTTGAATAATGCCAGACTGTCCTACAGTAGTATTAGATGGATTTGATAATACAATACTACCAGTCAAAGTTAAACTAAAATTATTTCCCGTACTAAAATCTAATGCTGTATCGGCATCAGTAGTTCCAAGTCCAACAACACTACTTGCAGCACTTCCTTCTACAAATAAATTGGTTGGTGATGATGTGGTATTTACACCCAGAGTAGATGCTGTTGCTACTGCAGTAATATTTAAACTTGTTGCACCAATACTAGTAGCATTTACAATACCACTATCAGTCAAATCAATATTATCATTAATTGAAAGTTCCTGTATCTGTCCAGAGGATACATTATAAATTAAAGGAAATCTATCTGCCATTGTTTTTTTTATTTAGAAATTAAGTGTACCGATTCCTGATCTTAAAAGTATTGTAGCACCAACTCCTACCAGATTTATAGTTTGTGCTGTTGTGCGAGTTCCTATTGTTAGACTACTTGTTACTGTTCCACCTGTAATATTTATCGTACCAATACCAGAAGAAACAGTGACCGTAGAAATACCAGGGCCTCTAAAGTCAAATAAAGTAACTCCAGTTCCTACTGTTCCTCCTGCTGTTGCAATACCAACTCCAATAATACCACCAACAAATCCAACAATTTCAACAATATCATTTAATGATACTCCATCATTGAGAACAATTGAAGTTCCATTTGATGCAGTATATTGATCTTCACTTAACTTTGCACCATTTAAGAATACATCAACAAATCCAACATTATAAGTTGCACTGAATGTTGTTTGTGCCTCTGTTGCAATATATGAAACAACATTTTTAGACATTCCAATATTTGATTCTCCATAATTAGTTGAAGAAACTGTGACAGTAGTAATACCACCAGAATAAGATGCCGATACACCACTACCAACAAAATTAATTGTTGTTACTGCAGTGCCGATGGTAGATCCTTCATCTTGTATTGTAATATTGGAACCACCACCATCAATAGTTACTGTTACTTCACTATTATCTCCGGTAGCAATAACACCAGAACCAACAAAATTAATACTAGTTACAGCAGTACCAAGAATACTTCCTTCATCTTTAATAGAAATTGCACCTCCACCACCTCCACCAGTAGCAGTTATAGTTACATTACCTGTTGATTGATCTACAGAAATTCCAGAACCAGCAGTAATAGAAGTTACAATGCCAGTTAAGTTTATACCAGACCCATTATAAGAAGTTGCTGTTACGATTCCAGTATAAAAAGCATTTCCTGCTGGACTTCCAATCGTAGAACCTTGAACTTCAATAACACCAGTATTTGAATCTAGTGTAATTGCAGTTCCAATAGAAATTTTATTATTTGTTGCGTCTAAAGTAATTCCCGTTCCAACTTTAATTGTATTTTCAGTTGGGTCTAAGGTAATTGTACCAGTTCCAACTGAAAGAATGCCAGTGATTCTTGCATCTCCTTGAACCCAAAGAGCCGTTGAACCAGTACTAACTACATCGGTTCCAATTGCAACATTACCAGTTGTGTATATTCCTGGGTTTGAATATCCCCAAAAAGAATCACCAGGAGTTCCCTGAATACCCTGATCACCTTGAAGACCTTGAGTACCTTGAGTACCTTGAATACCCTGATCGCCCTGCAATCCTTGAGTTCCCTGATCACCTTGAAGACCTTGAGTACCTTGAGTACCTTGAATACCTTGAATACCCTGATCACCTTGAAGACCTTGAGTACCTTGAGTACCTTGAGTTCCCTGAATACCTTGAATACCCTGATCACCTTGAAGACCTTGAGTACCTTGAGTTCCCTGAATACCCTGATCACCTTGAAGACCTTGAGTACCTTGAGTACCTTGAATACCTTGAATACCCTGATCACCTTGAAGACCTTGAGTACCTTGAGTTCCCTGAATACCTTGAATACCCTGATCACCTTGAAGACCTTGAGTACCTTGAGTTCCCTGAATACCCTGATCACCCCGCAATCCTTGGGTTCCTTGGAGTCCTTGAGTACCTTGATTTCCTTGGGTTCCTTGAATTCCTTGAATACCCTGATCACCTTGCAATCCTTGAGTTCCCTGAATAACACCAGCATACCCCACCCACTGCTTTCCATTCCATACATAGGTGCTGTCAGCAGTTGAAAATGTCTGACCAATTGTAGGAGAACTAGGAAAATTTATTGCCATTACGGATTTTTTAAGTATTTATTTTACTAAACTAAAGTAGTTGATAAAGAACCATCAGTATTTACATTCAATCTCCAAGCAACACCATTTGCATCGGTAAGGATGAGACCTTGTGAGGTATTTACTCCAACCTTTACATCACCATTAACATCAAGAGTTGCTGTTGGTTGTGTAGAACCAATACCAACACTACCAATACCAGTTGTAGTGATGATGGTCCCACCTACACCGACATTTAGATTTTGTACAGTAATAGTATCAGTATTTCCATTAAGTGTTATGGTTCCTTGACCGACTGAAAGAATACCAGTAATACGAGCATCACCTTCTACCCATAAAGCCGTTGAACCAGTACTAACTACATCGGTTCCAATTGCAACATTACCCGTTGTATAAATTCCAGGATTAGCATCTACCCAAAAACCACCACCTGAAGCAGTTACAGTTACAATACCAGATGAAATTGGAGATACTGTTAGATTATCACCAAAATCAACAGCCGTTACAATACCAACATAAGTGGGATAGTTGTCATAAACATTCAATCCAACATCAATAGAACCAGAAGGGTTTGCATCAACCCATTGCGAACCATCAATATCAGTGTAGTAAATAAAAGTTCTTCCAATATCCAAGTCATACCAGAGATTTCCTTCTTCAGGATCTGTTGGTGCAACATTAGTAATTGCAATCGCAACATTCCCACCACCACCAGAAAATGCAGTTCCGATAAACTTACCAACTGAAGAATCATACTGAAGAACATTTCCATTTACCTTTGCAGTATTTCTATCGACATCATCAAGAAACTCAAGACGTGTTTCACCACCTCCACCAATCGTAGCAAGTTGCTGCTGAATACGATTGATGAATAAACGATAGTGTTGCTGAAGTTGGTCTAGTGTTACAAAATTCTGGTCAAGAGGAGTAAGAGGATCTTTATTATCAGTAGAAGGTGGTTCTACAATAATATTCTCTGTAAGAATTTCTTTTTCACTAAACTTTTCAAATACTTCTTCAAGATATTTGATTTTCTTTCCAAGTTTATGATTTTGACTTTCAAGTTCTTGGAGATTAATTTTACCTAATGTTTCCTTGACTTCTTCCTGAATTGCCTTCAGATTTTTGTTTTGAACTTTAATATGAGTTTCATTACGAAGAATATCAACTTCCAAATCAGAAACTTTTTTCTTAATTTGGTTTTTATAATCTTCTGTGCTCTGTTCTGTAAGTCTGACTTGTCTTGATAGTTTATTTACATCTTCAATTTTCTGATTGATAATATCAACCAAATCAGTATTGTCAACATCAATAGAACTTACCTTTTCAAGAATACCAGATACAGTTTCATCCAGTTTTTCCTGAAACTCATTCAGTTTGTTTTCGGTAGTAGAGTTAAACTCTTCTAACTTACTTTCAGTCTTTCTCTCAGTCTCAACAATAAATCCCTTATACTTTGGAATGTCTTGTTCTTTGAATTCCTGAACAAGATTTCCCAATACTTTAAAGTCTTCAAGAATTCCAGCAAGACTTTGATCATTAATTCCTTGAAGAGTTTCTGTAAGTTCCTGATACTTATTGTCAACAAACTCACCAATACCTTCAAGAGTTTGATTTACATTTTCTTCTAGTCGGGTAAAACGATTATCAGTGCGTAGTTCACTATCTACAATCAGTTTCTTATATTGAGGAACTTCTACTTCTAAAAACTCATTTACAGATTGAGTTAACCCAGAAACATCTAAACGAATTTCGGTAAGTTTATTTTCATTAATACCTTTAACTTTATTTTGAACGTCACGAATACTTTGCTCAACTACAAGAAGTTGAGACATCATTGCACGATCCAAATCTTCCTTTTTCAGAAGAGTTTGAATTTCTGTTTGAATATCTTCTACCTTTTCTGAAAGATGATTAACTCTTTCAATATTGACACGATAATTATCAAGAGTATCAGAAAACTCTGAAAGAACTTCTATCTTACTTAGATTGCTTTTAAATGCTTCAAAGGCATCAGAAAATGTATTCAGTTCTGGTGCTTTTACCATTTCCTGAACTGAATTATCAACAGTAGCAATATCTTTTTTAAAATATTCTGACGGTTTTCTAAGTACCACTATTACAACAACTTACATATAACAATATTTATTATACACCAAAATCTAAATAATTAAAACTGCTTCCCAACAATGCCAAGGGAATGGAACACTCCCAAAAGAGAACCTTGGAATGCACCTATACATAATATTCTAAAAGCAATCGACAATCACACTCAAGAATACTTCAAGAGTGGTGATATTTGGCATCTACAAAAAGCAGATTTGTTAAGACAATACTTAAGAGAACTCAAGGATTTTATACATAGGTCAGAAGGAAGATGAAAAAGATTTTTCTTATTGGATTGTTGGTTATGAGATTAATCACCAACGAGGGAGTATTCAATGAGAATAGGAGACCGCAACCAAAGAGACAATTCCCAGAAATCATCAGGTTCATCAGAAGACCAGCAAAAAGAGGTAGGAAAAAAGCAAAGTTCTATCCTGAATAAATTAATCTTTGCTGTTTGCTGTTCTATTATTGGATTTGTTGGTTTAAATTTTGTTGCCTGTAATTTTATGATTCCAGGTACAACAAACTATGCAAATCTTTTAGGTGGATTAAAAAATCCCCCTCCAACAGATTGCAAAGAATCTGAAAGAAGAGGATTTGAAACTTTATTAACTATATTAACTACAGTAATTGCACTAAGAACTAAAGTAGAAGAAGATTAAGACTTCCAAAGATTACCTTCTGCTTTTCTTCTTCTTGCTAATCCTGCTTCAACATTAGTACCAGGATTTCTATAAAGATATAAAGCATCAGGAACTTTGTCCCATTCTTTATTCTTTAGGCATTTAGTAATAGTATTAAAGTTAGAACCACCGTAAAAACCGGCACCAAGATTATAAGCAAAGCTGAGCAAAGCACCTCTTTGCCCATCAGTCATCTCACTCCAATAAGGTATTTTTTGTAGGGAAGGAAGAAACTCCCTTCTCAATTGATAATACAATAGATCATCTGCTTCATCTTGAGTGATTGTATTACCAATCATAAATCTAGTTCCATCTTTTCTTCTGGTACTTCCCCAACCTATTGTGATAGGTAATCCACCAGTAAGAGGATCATAATATGCCTTAAGATGACATCCTTCAAATTCCTTAATTAAATCAACACCCCTTTCAGGAAGACCTTCCAGTGTTGGTTCAATCTTTTGATTTCTAAATCTTCTAGCAAATTCATCTATAATTTCTTTATGAACTGATGCTTGAAGAAAATTCCAGGCATCTAATTGATGTGGAAGATCTTGATGATGTTTTACAGCATCAATAAATTTAATAGTCATAATCAACCTTCTTGATAAACAGAAACAAAAACAGTTCCCTTTTTAGTAAGTGGAAGCAAATGATCTTTCAGATGTTGGTTATGCATTCTAACACAACCATGAGTTGAGAAAAGTCTCTGCATCGGTGCCCAAGCACCAGGCCATCCACAAGCAGATCCTCCACCATGAACCATAATTCCAGCACGACCATATTTTGCTTCTTGACCTTCAAGTTCTACAAGGTCAAAACTATACCAACCATATGCCATTAAAGTTCTATCATATGAAGGATTTGCACCCACATTTTCATAGTCCTTATAGATGGTTCCAATCTTATAAAGACCTGGAGGAGTGTCTGTATTTGTCAGTTTAAACTCAAAGTCACTTCCTTGACCTCTTGCCAATGCAGGAAGTTCCCACAAAAGTTTTCCAGTAAAATCATATGCCTTTGCTGTTTGAGAAATATCATTCACAATGATATGAGTATCACCAGATTTAAATCCAAAATCTTGTGGTTTCTTTTTAGGTCCAATCATTTGTTTCTCCTAAATTCTAAATTCTTCTAATCTATCTAGCAACTGATTGAAGTGTTTATTTGCAAATGATTTTTGTTCTTCAGAGCAATGCTCGTAGTTAATTTTATTTTTTTGCTGTAAGATAAGAACCTTCAGTTGGTCCTTCGTAAGTTGTCCTCTTGGCATAAAAAATAAAACTCTGCCTCCTATTTAGAGACAGAGTTAAGATTTATTAAGTGTTATTTCAAACAGTAGTGCCAACCTTGATTGTAGATTTTACATACTCTAGAACTTTTTCTGGAGTTGTTTCACCATATGGATCTTCTTTTGCATTATCGCACTTGCCAGGTTCTTCAAACAGTTTTTCAATCAAACCATTATCTACCACAGCAGCATATCTCCAAGAACGCTCACCAAAACCAAGATTGGTCTTGGCAACGAGTTGACCCATAGAGCGAGTGAAATAAGCATTGCCATCTGGAATGAGTTTTACATTTTTGATCCCTTGGTCTTTCTCCCAAGCATTCATCACAAATGCATCATTAACAGAGATGCAATATATAGCATCAATACCAAGAGCATCAAACTCTTCATATCTTTCCTCAAAACCAGGCAGTTGATAAGCACTGCAGGTAGGAGTGAAAGCACCAGGAAGTGAGAAGATGATTACACGCTTTGCAGCAAAAAGATCATCTGTTGTTTTAGTTACAAACTCACCATTTTCCCTAAAAATAAATTCAACATTAGGAACAGTATATTGTTCTTTACGCATAGGAACCTCCATCACCAAATTCCAGGAATAATTTGACCTGTTGTGAGATAAGTGCCTACAGCAATTACAAATCCTAGCATTGCCAGTCTTCCATTCAGTCTTTCGTTTTCTTCAGTCCATCCGAATTTCATTTGTTTTCTCCTTGATAAGGGTGTTTTTGTTTTAATTCTGGGTTTGAATTACAAACCAATTTTTCTTTGATAGGTTTAATAACAATAAACTTATCATTCTTAAGAGTGCCAGCAATCTTAACTTCTAGTTCTACGTTTCGATCCCAGGCACCACTGTCAACCAATTCTTGAAGGGCAATTGAGAATTGCCCCAACATTGCAACTGAAGATGGTTGGATTGCCGTCACAGGTTCTCTTCCTGTTCGGTAAGGATCACACAATCACTGGTGGGATATGCCACACATGTTAGCACCCAACCATCCTCAAGTTGATCATCATCAAGGAACGATTGCTCCTCATTATCTACGGTGCCAGAGATGAGTTTTCCCGCACAAGCAGAGCAAGCACCTGCTTTACACGACGAAGGAAGGTCAACACCTGCATCTTCTGCTGCTTCAAGAATGTACTGGTCATCTCGACACTGGATTGTAGTTTCTGTCCCATCAGGTGTTTGAAGAGTAATATTAAAAGTAGTCATTAATAAGTCTCACAAATTTTTTCTACGGATGCTGCCAACAGAACAAAAAAGGCAACAGATGTTATTGTAAAGATAATTGAAGTCATTGTCAATACCTCCTACTTAGAAGACCCCGAAGAATAGATTACCAGTGACCATATAAGAAATAGCACCACAAATAATACCGACCATAGCCCAGCGCCCATTATACTTCTCCTTTACTTGATTGGGAGTGTCCATACCATAGTTTTCATAATACATAGTGGGTTCTTTTGCCCACATATTCTGTTGTCCACGATCATTAGTCGTTACAGTCATTTCCGTTTTATTACGAATTGTTACATCAGTATATATGCCTATTGGTGGTTTGTCAAGAGGGATTTGTTATCCTTCCAAGATATGGATCATAGTTCATGATGTCACTTATACTTAAATCAGGTCCATTTTGCTTCCAAAAGTTTAATATTCCCTCATAACTTTGCTTATGAAACATATCAATATGTTCTGGATGAATTGAAGACCCTAGATCTAATTTATACAGTAATAATGGAATACTAAAGGTATTCCCACTATTATAAATCAAATCATCTGCAACTGCCCTAGGTTTTACTCCGTTATCAAGTTTATACTTTTCCTTTCTGACATGATGCTTGAGTAATTTAGTTGCATGATGACGAGTAATTAAATAAGCAGCAGTAGAAAAATCATTCACAAACCTCTTGTGAAGTTTTACATGAATGTTTCCAGTGCAAATAATAGATAGTTGAATTACATCAAAGTCATATGGCACTTTAGATATCACTTCGTTCCAAGTAAAATTCCAATATTTAACTGTTTCTAAATTACAATCATCTTCCATAATGATTGCATAAGGAGTATCAGTTGTCTCGTACCAATGTTTAATTGCTTTAAGATGAGAAGTGGTGCAACCAATTTCTCCAGATGTCATCATTTCAGGATATCTTCCAGAAATGATATCACTTAAATCATCTTGACGACCATCATATGCAGAAATTCGAGTATAATTTTCAATTTCCCAATACTTAAATTGTTCCTCCATATATTCCTTTCTTTCTGGTTGCCCATCAAGATTTAAGTAATATATTGGTCCAAAATTTTTTAACTTGTATGCAGACTTATTTTTATCCATTGTATTTTTTAAGATACTTTTGTTTTGAATAATATTTTCTCAGATTTTCTTTATCCATTTTTTGTATTTGTTCCCACAAATCACTATTTTTTTGCATGTGGGGATTATTAAACCAAGAGTTATGTCCTCTGGAATGTTCTAAGTGATAAACAAAATTTTCAATTCTTCCCACATTATAACCTAATGTAGTAAATCTGTAAAATCTTTCTTTATCTTCTGGAGCGTATGCAACAAAGTTTTCATTTTCCATTCCACCTTCGATATAAACTCTCCTATTAAAAAATTGAACCCAACCAAAGTCTGAAGTATGTATCTTTGAATTATTATCTAGATGTGAATACTCATATGTCTCCAAAAAGTTGGAGACAATTTCATCAGTAGCAAAAACTTGTTTCTGATACATTCCAAGTCCATATGGATATACTACATCGCAGACATTACGATTAACTAAATCATATGCTTCACAATAAGATTTTTTGGGAAGAATAGCATCGCAATCATAATTTACAACTATTTCAGTATTAGACTCAATAATCATTTCATTTAAAACTTTTTGCCTATGAAATGAAGTATTGTCAGATTTTTCAAAAATATGATTAATATTCAAATCAGTTTCAATAATATTTTTAAGAATTGGCAGTGCTTCCTTCTTAAAAACTGATTCAGAATCTACTTCTTTTATAATGATATTTGTATCAAAATTCTCCAATAAAAAAGCAGTTGTAGTAATAACATTACGAAGTCTGTCAGAAGACTCTATTCTTATTGGAATTATAAATGTTGCTTTTTTTAAATCAATTTTCATCTGGATATATTCTAGTATTTTTATTTTTCTCTAAAACATAATTCAATTCTTCTTCATTTACTACCCAAGACCCTTCAGCATGATCAATAATTTTATTATACTTCACATTAGACGAACTAATTCTATTGCTATGTTCTCTGTTTGATATTAGATATTCTTCCAATATAAAAGGAAATCCATGAAGATATCTCATTCTATGATAAAAATCAGTATCCATCAATAGTTGGAGTTTTTCATCAAACTCTTCAAATTTTTCAGTTAAGAAAGAAACGCAAGATGGACTACCTAGAAGATTTCTTCCTTCTAGCATCATATCAGTCCATTTCGGAATCATTGGTCTGAAATGATCAGTACCATTATTAGTGTGAGCAAATCCACTCAAACACCAGTTACAAGATTGCTCATCAAAAGTTTTTTTTATTTTTGACAGTGCAAGTTTATTAATAAAAAGATCGTCCTGAAAAATAAGTTTTGTAATTTTTCCACTACACATTTCTACTGCAGAATTTGTGTTGGCAGGCCCATTGCCAATATCTTTAGTATTTTTAAAGTATCTAATACTAAAATAATTTGCATACTCCTCACAAACCTCAAATATGGAGATATCTTTAGATTGATCAGAAACACAAACCTCAAAGTTATCAAAATCTTGATAACGAATTGTTTCAAACAGTTCTGAAAGATATTGATTTCCAATACCTTTCATCTCGTATGTGGGAATAGCAATGGAAATTTCGGTCATTAAATCTTAGTCCAACGATCAGGAACAATATCTTCTGTATTGTGATTTGCAGTATAACCAGAGTCGCCAAACCATCGAGAAGGTGCTATTACATTATCACTACCAGACAACCAAGCTCCCCACCATGAGAATGAAGAATTGGCAATAATATGATGACTACACATCGACATTAAACACATATCAACAAGATTCCAATTAGATTCGGAAATCATAAATCTATCTGGTTTAAAAATGTCTTGCTCTTTACACCAATCAGTATCATCTGAAAAAATAAGAACTGGGAGATCAGAATCAAATTTACTTAATGCTTCCTCATAGTACTCCAACGGACAGGGTGGATGATCCACTGATTTTTCAACATAATCAGTTCTTCTGACATGCAAAGAAATAACCTGTTCAAAATCAAATGCTTCTTTACAAGGATTTAGAACTTCATCTTTGAAGGTAAAATCTTCACGAATGCTATCTGCAATATGTGAAAAATATTTTTCGGTTTGAAAATATCCATACAAGTTTACATTATCTGAACAGTTATCAACATACTCTTGAGAGTAATTGAACTGATTTTCTTGATAGTAAGTTGCAGACAAAAGTTTTTTATTTTTTAAATTGGGAAGAGTAAATGCTTCAAATAGTTGGTGATCTTCCCATTCGTTTTTGAATTCAGAATTTGGAATACAGAACTCATATCCCTTCGTTTTGGCAATTCCACGAAGAGATGCATACTGAAACATTTGATTTCCAAGTCGTCCATGACGACCTAAGTGATTAAATCCGATCATAATTTTGTATTTTTTGGCAAGTGATAATGAAACCCAAACGGAATTATTCCTTCAGTCTCTTTAATTGGTTTTTCGTGAGAAAATTTTGCTGCAACTTCTATTGGGGCAAACTTACACCCATGTCTTTCGTATATATGTCTATTATGAACACATATATTTCCATCTTCTGCAAAGTTATTTGCATTCATATGTCTATAGAAATTTCCTTGATTTACATTCCATTCAACATACTCGTGTTTAGGAACGTCTAAAAGTTTTTTACTCCTTAAAGTAAATCCACCATTTCCAACTCTTTGATGATTGCCAAAAGGATCAATATAGGAAGTTTCCGAAAATTCCCAAGGAGCTCCAATATAGTCATAATTCAACCAGGATTCATCCCATTTATCTGGATTAATTACAAATCCATCTGCTTGAATTAATAAACAGTGAGAAGTACTTACATGATTTGTCAAATTATAAATGCAATAGTAACTATAATCATTAATATTATTAATCCTATAACATTCAGAATATTCAATAAAATCTGGAAGGTCTTTTGGTCTTTCATGAGTTACCAATTTTACTGATCCAAAGTTAATTCCTTCAACACTCTTCCGAAAGGCAAAATATGTTTGAGGTAATTTTATTGAAGATATGCAAATTAAAGTTACATCAGGAAGATTTATCATTATTTTTTAATCCCCAAAAATAAAGATCTTGACAAGGGTTAATACGAATCCTCATGTCCTTAATAAATTCTGTTGGATTATCATAATCGATTGTACTATGAAATTCATATTTTGAGAACACCTCATCAAAAGATTCTTCAAATGATTTTCTAAAATCTTCCTCATCAAGATTTTTATAATATTCCCATCCAATATTTACTGTTAATGGAGAAGACCCTTTATCAGTTCTAGAAGTTCCATGTTCTGGCCTCCCTGTTGTAGCACATGTGAAAAATACCAATCCCCCTGGTTTACACATTCTTACCATATTTGCAAAGGTTTCCGCCCAATATGGATTATGCTCAAAACATTCTCCAGAGGCACAAACGTCAAATGTATCATCTGGAGCATCATAGTCTTGCCCATGAACAACCAAATCAACCCCATTTCCCTCACCAACATCTATTCCTAAATATTCACAATTCGAAAAAAAGGATCTCATACTACCATTAATATTCAAACTTCCAACTTCTAAAACTTTTTTATTTTCAAAATGTTCAGGAAATTTATGCTTAACATAAGAAATAAAATCTTGCTGAGTGCTATGAGCCATATTTTTATTTTGTGAGTTTTAAAATGTACAGTCCGTTTTTCCATCGTTGCAATAAATCTTCATATTTTTGTTTACCGGACATATTAAATTTTTCAGATTTAGTGTACCCGATAGACTTTGATAATTCCAAAAGAGGTTCTACCCAAGAAGGATTTATAACATCTTCAACAATTAAAATACCCCCTTCTTTAATTTTTGAGTAGTAATTTGAAATTATATATTCAAAAGATTCATATGTATGTGGTCCATCATCAATTATAATATCAAAATAAAGATCTTCAAATAAATTTAATGCTTCTGGAGAATACATATCTATTTTATAGCAAGTTGTATTCTCTATAGGAGAAAAGTTTTCAATATCACCCCCATAAACTTTGGAATCTGGATGAAAGTGCTCTTTCCATATTTTAATCGATCCACCTCCCCTAATTCCTATTTCTAAAATATTAATAGGTGAATTTAAGTATGATTTAAATTGATCTTGATAAAAATAATCATAATAACCTAATTGATACTTATCAGTGCAATATCCACCTTTAAGATATCTTTCGGATAAAGTAATAGTTGGTTCCATTTTAGTTCTAGGCATTTTTAATTTTCTCCTCGATCCAGTTATAAGTCTTTTGAATTCCTTCTTCAAGACTTTGTGAATAATCCCATCCAAGTTTTTCGCGGATAAGATCATTATTAGAGTTACGACCACGAACACCAAGAGGTCCATCAATATGAATTTTTTCTACTTTTTTACCAGCAACTTTAGCAGCAGTATCTACAAGTTGATTGATAGTAACCATTTCCTCCGAACCAATATTGACGGGACCTTGGAAATCAGAATCCATCATTCTACGGGTTGCTTCGATGCATTCATCAATATACAGGAAGGAACGAGTTTGTAAGCCATCTCCCCACACCTCGATGGATCCACCTTCTTCTGGAAGATAGGCAACCTTTCGGCAGATCGCTGCTGGTGCTTTCTCCCTTCCACCTTCCCAGGTTCCTTCAGGTCCAAAGATATTATGATACCTAGCAACCCGAACAGGGATCCCGTAATTACGAGAATAAGCGAAAAACAACCGCTCTGAGAACAGTTTCTCCCAACCATATTCAGAATCGGGTGCTGCTGGGTATGCTGATTCTTCACGGCAATCTGGGTTATCTGGATCGAGTTGATTGTGCTCAGGATACATGCAAGCAGATCCAGAGTAGAAAATTTTAGTCTTATTTACACCGTCTCTTTTATTACGTTCCTTTTGCATTTCCAGAACGTTCAGATTAATCGTTGCAGAGTTATGCATAATATCTGCATCGTTCTCACCAGTGAAAACAAATCCCGCACCACCCATATCAGCAGCAAACTGATAGATCTCATCAAATGATTGAATATGATTATCTGGAACCAAGTGATAAAAATTTCCCAAGTAACCTTTAAACTGAAGACAAGCAGCAACGAATTTTACATCCCGGAGATCTCCAAGAATAAACTCATTTGCCTCCGTTTCAGAAAACTCCGGAAGTTTCAAATCTACACCTCGAACCCAGTATCCTTCAGATCGAAGTCTTCTAACCATGTGACTTCCAATGAAACCACCAGCACCAAGGACCAGTGCTGTTTTAGTATACTCACTCATAATTTTTTTCTTTATGTATTATCATTATACCTATAATTGGTGTCATAATCAAGAGGTATGACAACAAAAATAAAGTAACTGGATTATTTAGAATGAATTTAACTACCCCAACCATTTAAAAATTTCTCCAAAGGATCTCTGCCAGTTTTAACGATCTCACAAGCTCTTTTGTAAAACATATTATTAGTGTTACCAGATTTTTCAAAAGTTTCCTTTATCTTAATCCAGTTATTAAGAGTATGATTATCCATTTAAAAATGGCAAATGATTTACTATTTACCATCGGTATCAATTTATACCCCTATTTAATTTCAAATTCTAACTTCCGAACTTTACGATTTCTTCTTTCTTCTTGATATGCTAGATCTTCTCTGCTGAAAGATGACTTTGATTTTTTAGTTTGATTTGTAGTAATTAATTCTACTAAACTCAAATCTAAAGCAGTAATTGTTTCCCCTTTGACAGTAGTTAAATTATCACATCCGCAACATTTAGTTTTTGTTGGATGTGATTCTAATGTTATATTGCAATTCTTGCATCTTATTTTTAACATTGTTCCACATAATTTAGATATTTATTAATGGCGGGTGAGGGAATTGAACCCCCTCCTGAAGCTTATGAGACTTCTGTGCTACCTTTACACTCACCCACGATGAGGAGGCAAAATGCCTCCAATGTTTATCAGAACTTGAACGTCGTCTGGATTACACCACCCCAGTTAGAGGAGTTGCCAACGAGACGTTGGTTGTCACTACCGTAGATGATAGCAGGAGTGACACTGATGTTGTCAGACACTTGATACTTGTAAAAGATTTCAAGCATCGTGGACTTCTCAAGGTTAGAACCAGTAGGAGCTTGACCAATAGCAACACCAGCAGAGTTACCATCAACAAACACATCATCCCAAGTGAGACCAGCAAACCAGGACTGACTGTTGGTAGCAGCACTTTCAGTACCACTTACGGTATTCCAACCATAACCACCAGAGATGGAGGGAACCCAACCAGATTGAGTGGGCTGCCAGTATGCGTTGATAGCATAACCGTTAGAAGTCTGACCGGGAACCAGAGTTCCAGAAGCACCATTCAGACCGTTGTAGGTACGAACACGGGTGCCTTCAGTGCCATAACGATAACCGAAAGCAGCACCCCAGTTATCACCACGATAACCAACTTGTGCCAGAGTATTCAGAGCACCAGATTTATCGAACTCACCAGTAGAACTATCAGCACCATTCTGTGCCACATAGTTTACACCAGCAACAAGACCTTTCTTACCATACTGAACACCGAAACCAGAACCAGTTGCCTTGTTATAAACACCAGGAGCACCAGCAACAGCAAAGAAGTCAAGGATACCAGACTTATATGCAGTAGGCACCCAAGCCATTTCAGTGTTACGAACCAGAGCACCAGCAGTAAGAGTGGTGCTACCGTTGAACACAGGGAACTGATAATACAGACGGTCGATAACTACCGCATCACCCATGTCTCCTTGAGTGTTGTCTGCTTTATCCAGTTTGAAGATAGATGAGCTGGAACCGAAAGGATTGCTGCTGAAGTTAGAAGAACGCAGACGGGTCTTGAGAAGGTCCTTGCCAGTGAATGAAGTATCCAGGTTCAGACGCAGATCGTAGTTGAATGCAGTACGAGTGATGTCACCACCTTTAGTTTGGTAGTCATCAACACCACCAAGAACGAAGGATGCCTCACCACGCAGTTTGGTTGTAGTGGAGAACTGTTGTGCTTCAAGTGTAGTCACTTGTGCTTCCAGTTTATCAACACGACCACGAAGAACTGCAAGTTCTGCAGCAAACTCATTAGCAAGACGCTTGAGTTCATCAGTAACTTCAGTCACACGATCCAGACAAGCATTCAGAAGTGCTGCTGCCTCATATCGGGTCATTGCACGACCACCACGGAAAGTGCCGTTAGGATAACCAGCAACGCAACCATAACGCTCTACAAGGTTGCTGAGTGCAGAGTATGCCCAATCGGTTGGTTGCACATCAGAAAATTGAGTAATACTTGTAACCTGTTCTGAAGAATATTGGGTTACTCCACTCATATTGAGTTCTGCAGCATTCACAGCAGGAGCAACGATCCCCAGAGCAACAGGTGCAAGCATCAGTTGTTTGAAAAATTTCATATAGTTTGTTAAGAATTACAACTACAGTTTTTATTTATAATTCCCAGATGTTTCTGGGGAAGCGGGTAAGGGGATTCGAACCCCTGACTACAACTTGGAAGGATGGCATGTTACCACTACACTATACCCGCATGTGTAAGGGAGTATTATAACTCCCTACTATTCAGTTGTCAAGTATGTATATTATACCCTAGTATAGCATACATTGGCAACCCCTTGTCCGGGAGATGCAATTTTACCAAAAGCTCCATAGGACAAGTCAAGAGATCTACCAGCAACAAAAGGTCCTCTGTCATTCACTCTTACAATTACAGACCGACCATTTGATTGATTGGTAACTTTTAATTTAGTGCCGAAGGGAAGAGATTTATGAGCGGTTGACAACCCATATGCGTTGTATCTTTCTCCATTGGCAGTAGTTTGTCCGTGATATCCATCACCTACTCCATAATGTGATGCAAGGGAACATCCGCTTGCTGCCTTTGCTGTGATGGGTGCCAGTCCAACAAGACCAAAGGCAAGTATTGAAATTGTTTTAAAAAGCATTAAATTTAATTGAATTCTACATCCCAATAGAAGGGGGGTACACCACACCTCTCGGTGGGCACCTTCCTGGGCTCTAATTTCATAATCAAAAACTCATTCTAAAAATCATTATGAGTGATTATTTAGTAATTCTAAAGAATGTCCGAAATATACTCTAGTGATACCACTTCAAGTTCTTCATTTTGAACTACCCATTCTTGAATTTCAAGATACAAAGCAGTTGCTTCTTTAGACTTACCATTCAAACACAATTCGTGCATTCTGTCAATTCTTCGATCAATTTCAAGTCTACACAATTCTCTCAACTCAAGTCGATTCATAATAATCTTTCCTGAAGTATCTCCCTAGGATATTGCTATTATAGTACCTAGGCTCTCCAGTGTCAAGGGATTCAGTTAAAACATTGTTTAGAAACAACTGTTTAGTTTCTTCGTAATTAGTTTTACCTATTGTTTTATGTAATGATAGTATGAATCTTTTAAACTTATCCTTACCATACTTCTTTACATCTTCTTTTAATTCTGGACAGGATCCATAATACTTTTTCCAATCACTTTCCTGTTTAACTTTTCTAGACTTACCCTTCGGTTTTCTAAAAGACCAAAAATACTTTCTTCCCAAATAAATTCTGGAAGTCTCAGTGCATTCAATACGATAAACAAAACCAAAGTAATCCAATATGTCAGGTGAATCAAACACCTGTCCTTGATATATCCAAGGGTTCTCATAGGTCATAAAGCCTTTAATAATTAAGCCTTATTTATCCTTCATCCCTAACAGAGTGATTCTAACGACCTATGAGAACAATGTCAAGTATTACTTTGTTGCCTGATAAGAACGTACCTTAGATTCACCAGTTTTCTTATCTGGTGCTACCATATGAGTTTTGATTTTCTTTGATACTGGTACATTCTTCTTCTCTTTCTCAAATGCCTTATGTACTTTGGCAGCATCATCATACATATGAACTTTGCTAGCACCACTCTTCTTCGCAACAGCATTAGCAACCTTCACTTTCTTCTCACCAACATCACCACCCTTCATTCCACCAGTGTAGTGAATCTTTGACTTATCTACATCAACACCGTGCTTCTTGAGGTGTCCTTGGAATTCACTTGGTTTATCAAACTTAGAACGAGCAGTAATAAGGTGAACGTTTTGTCCTCTTGCCTGCTTTCTCTTGATATCTTTGATTACTTTCTTATTTGGACTTGAAGTTTCCTTGAACTTCTTGGCACTCTGGAACTCACCGAAGTCATAAGAATGACCTTTCTCCAACTTATGAGTGTTGAACTCCTGGTTACTTAAACTCTTAACTCTCTTACCAGATGAGTCCTTAACGTGAACCTTGACGTTTGGTTTGCCCTTTTTACCGTGAGAAAACAAGGTCTCATCGACATCATATGCGTGAACTGTTTTCTTGGGTCTAGTTCCTCTTGCCTTTTCTAAAAGATATTCTTCATCTACTTTCTTTTTATTATATTGCTTCCAAGCAGTCGCATAAGCAATTGCTCTTTCTCTATCGGTCAGTCCATCTTTGGAGTAACCTTTCTTGATATGCTTCACCATTCTTTCGAATTTTGCCCCAGGAGGTGCTTTCTCTACCAATTCCACCTCTTCCTTGGGAACACAATTTGGAACGGTCTTACCACCTTTCTTCTTTGTTCCTATTGGTTCATATCCCTTCCAACAAGGATTTGTATTCCTTAAAGTTTTTTCTTTCTTTGCTTCATCCAAAATCATTCTCATTCTATCTTTAGATGCTTCAAATTCTTCCTTCTTATGCATTGCTTCCCAATATGAATCCCAATTCTCCTTATCTTTTTTTGCCTGCTCTCTTGATGATGGAGTAAATGAAGATGCCTTATTTCTAGTACCTTGTCCCAATGGAACTCTCTTTTTAGGACCAGATGCTGCTGCTCTTTTTGCCATTTTCTGGATTTCTGGATCTGAACCAGTTCTCTTTACACTGCCAATTGTTTTAGTTACAGGATCCCAATGTGCTTCACCAAGTTCAACTTCCTCACTGTTTACTTTAGGCAGTTTCACTGCTGCTGCCTTTTTCTTTTGGAGTTCTACTGCCTTTGGTCCTAACTGTCTTGCTGCACTTGGAGTGAGTGCTCCTGCACCAGAAGATTTCCTAACTTCAAAACTAGGAGACTTAGCTTCGTAAACTTTACTATATGCTTCTCTAATATTATTAAGACCAGACATAATACTCTTACTTTTTACAAGTATTTATAAAAAAAGAGGGTCCGAAGACCCTCCAAATCAAAGTTTAAATCCTGCAAAAGTATCTGTCTTCACATCTTGCTTAATGCCACCAACAACATAAGATTCAACTTCTGTTTCTTGTGGTGCCACTTGAAGACCTTTAGAACTAATCCAATGCTCCGTCCAAGGAAGTGGATTATTTTTAGCAGCAATATCATAAATTGGTTTGATTCCAATTGCTCTCATTCTTCGATTAGCAATCCACTCAACATAATTGTTGAGTAGTTTATCATTCAGACCAATCATAGAACCATCTTTGAAGAGATACTGTGCCCACTCCTTTTCCTGATCTACGCAATTCCTGAAGGTAGAAATTACCCAATCTTGTTCTTCTTTAGCAATTTGCTGCATTTCCGGATCATCCCCTTCACTCCACTTATTGAGGATGTTTTGAGTAATGACAAGGTGCTGATTTTCGTCTCTTGCGATGAGAGAG